TTACAGCCTTGTGAAAGGCGACCCCAAGTATCCGTATTTTTACGATGCTACGGGCTACGGAACTGGAGAGGGACTGGGCGGCTGGAACTGCCGACACAACTTTTTTCCGTACTTTGAGGGCATTGACACGCCCTATCACACGCCCGATTTCACCAAGAACGAGAACGACGAATATTATGCCCTTACGCAAAAGCAGCGTGGCTATGAACGTGCTGTGCGTGATTCCAAGCGACAGCTTGCGGCGCTTGACGGTGCAAGGCAGTCGGCGGAGGATCCTCAGCTCAGAGCGAGACTTGACAGCGATTTTGCACGGCGGTCGGTTATCCTCAAAAACCGTGAAGCACGGCTTGATGCGTTTATCCGTGACAATGACCTGCAAAGGGATAACTCCCGTGTTCGGGTCGTGGGGTTCGGAAAGAGTGTTTCGCAGAGGGCTGTTGCGGCGACACGTCAAAGCGGCGACCTCAGGAATTTGTTTAATATGCTTTATAACAAGACGCATGACTTAAAGCGTCCTGTGTCGATTATAAGGCTTCCAAATGGCACGGGCAAGGAAATACTTGATATAATCGGCAATTCTCCTGATAAAATAAAGCAAATACTTTCACAATCCTCTATCAAGGTATGTAATACCAATGTAAGAGGAGTACCGCATTATTCACCTGTGAAAAAGGCTATACGCCTTGATATAAATACCATAAAAAACGACGTTCGTGGAGAATACACGGTTGTTTTTCATGAATCAGGTCATGCAGTTGATGATTACTTGGGAATGATTTCCTTAAATCCGACATTCAGGAAAGCCTTATATAAAGACTTTGACGGAGTTGTAAAAAGTGTTGGAACGCAATTAGGGACAAGCGATAAGCGGATTATTTATGCAGCTATCAGTGATGACTTAAAATCTGACAGCTTTAAACATTCGGTCAGCGATATTATCGGCGGAATAACCAACAATGAATGTGTGGGTAATTGGAAACACCCTGCTAAATATTGGAAAAATTCAGTCAATAATGTGCCTATCGAAGCTTTTGCACATTTTTTTGAAGCAACGGCAAGGAATGATGAAGAAAAGCTAAGAATAATTAAAGCGATTTTTCCAACTGCATATCAAGAATTTATTTCTATGATTTAAGAAAGGATATGATTTGACAATGGGCATTCTTGATGAAATATATAATCTTCCTGTTCATGAGCATTCGGAAGAGAAGAAAAAACAGAATGACCTCCTTGCTCAAAAACTTAAAGAATACCAAGAGCATTTTAATGATGATTTTGCAACTGAATTTCTTCCGATGAGCATTGATGAAATTATTGCTAATATCGACAAATGTATCAAGTATAACCGAAAATGGGAAGGCTTTATCGTTCCCGAACTTGAAGAAGATGCACTGATATGAACTACCGCTCCTTTGGGAGCGGTATAATTTTGCCTAAAAAGCCCTTAAACCAATGTTTAAGGCGCTTTTTTTATACCCAAAACCAATTTTTAAAGGAGGAATTTCCATGAAGAAGGAAGAACTTACTGCTCTCGGAATGACCGATGAGCAGGCGGAAAAGGTGCTGGAAATGCACGGAAAGGAGCAGAACGAAGCTGCGTCCAAGCTCTCGGAGGCTGAAAATAAGCTTGCCGCTGCGGAGAAGAACGCCAAGGAGCTTACCGAAAAGGTCAAGGCATTTGACGGTGTTGACCTTGAAGCGCTTAGAAAGTCAGCTGCCGACTGGGAGACCAAGTACAACACCGATATTGCCAAGGCAAAGCTTGACAGTGCCGTGGAGCTGGCTCTCACCAAGGCAGGCGCTAAGGACGTTGGTCTTGCCCGTCACCTCATTGACACATCTATCCTTAAGCTTGACGGCGACAAGGTAGTAGGTCTGGCGGAACAGCTGGAAAAGGCTAAGACCGATAAGGCTTTCCTTTTCGGCGATGAGCCTGCAAAGGAAACAGCAAGGATCGACACAGGGATCGACCACGGCGGAGCTACCGATACAATATCGGACGCTCAGATCAGAGCCGTTATGGGTCTGCCCACTGAAACCAAGTGATTTATTTAGGGAGGAAAAATTATGCCTAACGCTATTACAAAATTCTCAAAATTCATCGACAGGCTGGACGAGGTGTATAAGCTTGCGTCCTGCACTTCTGTTCTGGACAGTGACAGCACACTGGTCAGAGCGGGAGCAAATGCCAATGAGCTTATCATCCCCAAGCTCACAATGGACGGTCTTGCAGACTATTCCCGTTCAAGCGGCTATGTAGATGGCGATACCAACTTCACGAATGAGACCGTTACCTTCAACTATGACCGTGGCAGACGTTTCAGCGTTGATAACATGGACAACGAGGAGACCGCAGGTCTTGCATTCGGCAGACTGGCGGCGGAATTTGTCCGCACAAAAACTGTGCCTGAGCTTGATGCGTTCCGCTTCGCAACCTACGCAGCACAGAAAGATATCTCTGTTAAAACAGGCTCGCTCACCGGCGGCAATGATGTTATCAGCGCTCTGATCGCAGCGCAGTCGGAAATGGACGAAGCCGAGGTCGCAACCGAAAGCAGGGTGCTGTTTATCACTCCTACACTGCTTAATGCCGCAAACAATGTTGATACCACCAAGTCCAAGGCTGTACTTGACAGCTTCTCAAAGGTTGTAAAGGTACCCCAGTCAAGGTTTTACACTGCCATTGATATGGCTGACGGCAAGAGTGACGGCGAAAAGGCAGGCGGCTACAAGAAAGCTGCGGCAAAGTATGAGGTCACTGCCTCACAGCCTGATGACTGGACATCAAATTACTCAAACTATTACACCGTCTCCGATGGTGTATATACCCCTGTTGCATCTACTGCATCGTGGGAAGCAGGCAAGTATTACAGAAAGGTATCCGAAGAGGGCAAGCCTATCAATTTCATGGTGATCGAAAAGTCTGCCGTGATCCAGTACCCCAAGCACACCGTGAACAAGGTCATCACACCCGAGGAAAACCAGTCAAGCGACAGCTGGCTGTTCTTCTTCCGTGCCTATGGTCTTGCCGATGTGTTTGAAAACAAGCGCAGCGGAATTTATCTGCATTATGCCGGATGACGGAGGTGGAAACATGAAAACTGTCGGAAGAACAAAGCCTGTGAGGACATCACCTGCCGAAAAGGTACGTAAGCCCAAGAAGCCGCCCGGCAGAAAGGATGAGTAAGATGTACGCTGATTACAGCTATTACAGCAAGGTATATCACGGCAAGCTCAACGAAAATGAATATACGCCCTACGCCGAAAAGGCGGGGGCGTATATTGATAACCGGACGGATTTCCTGTTTGAGAAAAACGGTCTGCCTGCTGAGGGAAGCTCTCTTGCACGGCGGCTCATGACCTGCTCCTGTGCGATTGCGGACGAATATTACCGCACCGAAACGGGAGCGGCATATTCAAAGACATCGGAAAAAGTGGGTGAGTATTCCGTAAGCTATGCTTCGGGAGATGTCAAGTCCGCCGATGAGCGGCTGCATGATATCGCAGAGCTGTATATTCCCGATGTGCTCAAGGCGGTGAAATGGATATGACGACCAATACCGACTGTACCGTGATACGCCTTGCGGACGGCGAGGATCCTGTTTATTTATACGTTCCTGCGGTAATGTGGCAGGACGTATATGCGCAGGAGGTCAAAAAATACGGAGCTGAAAATGCAGACAGCGCTGCAATATATTTTCCCGATGTTGATACAGATGTACGCATCGGGGATTTTGTTGTGATGGGCGGTGTCGATGAAGCTGTTGACCCTGCTGTTATCTGCGGTGCGGCGCTGCGAATAACGTCTGTTGCCGTTAACCGATACGGCAGCAGAGATATGCAGCACATAAAGGCAGGTGCTAAGTAATGGGTGTCATTATTCAGATGGACCCCGCTGAGGAAATGCTCCGCAAAAGGGGTGTTGAAAGAGGCGGCAAGGTACAGAAGTACATCGACAGCAAGGTGGTATCATACTGCGATAAGTATGTGCCGTTTCTCAGCGGTCTCCTTAAGCGTGCTATCGGAACTGTTTACGGCAGCGGATATGTGCGCTACAATACCGTATATGCCAAGTCGCAGTATTACGGTAACGCTGGCATGGGCAGGGGCGGAATGTCCCGTGGAGGACTGCGTGGACGGTTATGGTTCGAGCGCATGAAAGCGGCGCATAAATCAGATATCCTTAACGGTGCTGCAAAGCTTGCGGGAGCAAGGGCAAGGAGGAGATGATATGGTCAGCAGCATAATCGAAGGCATAAGGAATTATATTGCATCTGTGCCCCTTATGTCCGAATTTGACAGCAAACACCGTCACATCGACTGGACAGATGCGGATAACGATAACTACGGCATTTTCCCAGATACTGATAATCTTGTGGACGAATATGTTGACGGCACTCAGATACGTCAGTATATCTGTCAGATAAACATACGCAAATTCGCCGTGCTGGACGCAGACAGACTGAAAAACAGTGCATTTCTGGAACGCTTGCAGCGTTGGTTCGACGCTGCTGCCGATGCAGGGGATCTGCCCGATATGCCCGACGGCTGTACTGCCATTGAGATCACGGCTGAAAATGCAATGCTCATGGAGCTTGATCCATCGGGCAAGCGAGGTACATATGCTATACAAATCAAACTGAAATACGAAAAGGAGGAATGATCTATGGCAGAAACAGCTCAGAAAATTGCCAAGAGGTCGGAAGTACACGTTTATATGAACACAGGCACGTCAGCATCACCTACATGGGTGCGTCTGGGAAAGGGCTGGAAGAAATTTTCGGAGAACCCCAATGCCCAGACCGAATCCGTGCAGTATATCTGTGATGACAGTGCCACAACAGATACTACATCATATGAGCCCAACTATGCGTTTGAATGTGACCTGATGCACACAAATGAAGCTATCAAGAAGATATACGACATTGCCAAGGGGCGCAAAACAGGCTCCGACTGCATAGTTGATATCGTGACCGTTGATGCCTTTGAAGAGACGGACAGCAATAAGGAATGCACGGCATACAGAGAAAATCTGTCCGTACAGGTATCAAGCATTGACGGTGAAAAGAAGATGTCCATGTCCGGCAATCTTAATGGTCAGGGTGACGGTGTTAAGGGCAAGTTTGATCTTACGACCAAGACTTTTACCCCTGACGGCGAAGCTGCCTGATGAATAATTTGCACGCCGGGGCAGAAATGCCCCGGCAGTTTTTATGTGAGAAAGGAAAATAACTATGAAGTTTGAATATACACGTCCCGAAGACACCAAGCTTGAAGCCTACGGAAAGGTATTTGACATACCGCCTAAGACAGCGCCCCTTGTTGACGGAGTGAACAGCATCAACAAGCAGATTGCAGAGGGCAATGCAGCACAGCAGGCAGCGGCGCTGAGAGAGGGCATTGCGCTGTTCATCGGCGAAGAGGCTGCGGAGGAGATATTCTCCAAGGCAAAGCTTGACAGCATCAATATTGATGAAATGTCTGCCCTCTGGTTTGTGCTCAATGACATCAGCAATAAGGAGACTGAGGCTGTTATCGCCAAATATGCACCAAAGCCCAGAAATGAGATAAGGGTGTCATCGAACCCAAAGAAGTAAGCTCCCTTCCGACTTCTGTCGTGCTTTACGGCAGGGAGTATGATTTTCATTCGGATTTCCGTGAATGGATGCGCTATGAGCTGCTTATGACTGACGGTGATGTTGATGACAGCCTGCGGTATGGTCTGGCAGCGGACATTATTTTCCCGCCTGAGCAGCATATACCGCTGACACGTAAAACAGCCGATTTCCTGCGGTGGTTCTACCACTGCGGTGATCCGCCCGGGGAAAATGATGATACTGATAATGACTATTTTCTCGAATCACGCCTGCCGTACAAATTTGATGCGGACTTCCCGTATATCCATGCGGCGTTTATCGAACAGTACGGCATTGACCTTATTACAGTTGATTATCTGCACTGGTGGACGTTCAGGGGGCTGTTCCGCTCCCTGCATGACTGCAAATTTACTGAGATAGTCGGATATCGCACAGCGGAAACGGGTGATATGTCGGAGACTATGAAAAGTCATTATCACAAAATGCAGGAGCTTTATGAGCTGCCCGTATCCAGAACGGAAAGACTGAGAATTGAAAAAGCAAGACAACTGTTATATTAAATTATGGGAAGGAGTGATGTTATGGCAGCAGACGGCAAGCTCGTTTTTGACACGGGCATAGACAGCAGCGGGTTTGACAAGGGGCTTAAAAGTCTCGGTTCTCTGGCAGCAAAATCAGCTGCGGTAATTACAGCTGCATTCACGG